GAATGAGCCTGTGCCTTTGCCGTGTCGATGAAGCCGTGAATAACAATGGTTCCGTTCGGGTTGTCTGCGCTCACATCATACAGAAGAACGCCAACTGCGTCCGAAGTGGACTCCGTTGTCACCGCCGCGCCACCGTCAGCCGCAAGAGGCGTACCAGCTTTCATAACGCCGCCAGAAACGCCGGTAAGATCAACCGTGATCGGTTTGCCTACAAAATGGTCGTTGTAAAGAATTTCTGTGGTATCGCCATATGTACCGGTTTTAGTGAATTTCATTGTTTATTTCCTCCCTAAATACCTGTCAATCGTGTTATTGGAAGCCTTTGCCGCGTTTGCTCTGCGTTCAGCCAGATTCTTCGCATAGGAAACATCTGCGGTTTCGGCTGTGCCGGTTGTGGCTGTGCTGTTGGGCGCTTTCACGTCCTTCATAGCAACTTTGATCTGCTCTTTTACAGCCTTGTCGATAACGTCAAGAATTGCCTGTGCGTTCTTAACGGATGCGTCCGCGTCATCAGAAACGCAAAAGTCGAGCATAATACCGCGTTCAGCTTCACCGATGTTCTTTGCGACAAAAAGAGTTTCAGCCTTAATACGGTTCTTTTCGGTAGCTAAAGACTTCTTTTCCGTTTCCAGTTGGTCAAGCTGAGCCTGTACCTTCTGTTCGGCGGTCATATTGGCCTCCGCTTCAAGTTGCTTCCGAATTTCGGGCGTGAGCTTGCCTTTGAGCTTTTCCTCGTGAGTTTTTAAAGCCTGTTGCACACGGAAATCCAGTTCTTTCTGATAGTCAGCTTCATTCGCAAAGGTCTTGAAGGGCTGAGTTTCCTGCGCCTGAGTAGTTGTAGTCTGCGCGGTCGTTTCAGCGCCGGTAGTATCCGTACTGGTTTCAGTTCCGGTAACTGCCGCCGTAGAAGAACCACCGCCGCCATCGCCGTCATAACGCCTGATTAAACGCTCAAAGTCTCTTTTGCTTTTGATTCTCATATTTCTTTCCTCCGTAGCCGCGCCGTTGCATTGTTTCTGCCCCCGTGGGTGCTCCGCTTTGCCCCGCCGTGTCTAAAATTATTTATTTTCAAAACCGACGTGTTTGGTTGTCCCATCCAGCGTCAGAATTTGGAACCGCTTACTTGCGTTTGGCAAATACATTCCTCGCATGGAATACCCGCCATAGGATTGAAAACTGTTGCAAACAACACTTGTAAACTCTGCTGTGGAAACAGTTTCGTTGTGCATGTCTACCCTCAATTTGCATGGCGGAGTTTCTTCCGGGTCGTGCGTGTGACCTGATATAAAAATGTCAACTCCGTCAACCGAATACTCCCACTTTTTGCGTTTGTTTCGTGATGTCCCATGAATAGCCGCGATACAATAAGAAACTTGTCTGTCTTTCTTTGCCGTTCCCAAACTTACTTTGATAAAACAGGCGTTTTGGCGGTATCTATCCTCAATCCCAAGTCGGCAGAACACATCATAAAGCGGGTCGTCGTCAACCTCTCGGATGTTCCTGTATTCGTGGTTTCCTCCGCATGAGCCTAAAATTTTCTCTCTGATGGGCTTGAGTGTTTCATATAAATATTCTTTCTGCCGGGAAGGGCGCATAGCTTCTTCATAAACATTGGTTTTGCTTGTTTTAACGCCGTTGTTCATTAAGTCACCGGCAAGCACGGCATAACCATAAGGGTCATTCTCTACGGTCTTAACCCAACTCTTGCACAGCTTTTCATCGAATTCCGCTGAGCCTATATGCCAATCAGCGGAAGGGTAAAGATGTATGTATGGATAATCCCAAGGGAATTTGTGCTTAACCATTGTGAAGTCACTCAGCAACCGATCACCGCCAGTTCTTATTAAAATGAAGGGGTTTTGTAGGACGCTATGCCTACCGTTTGATTTCGTGGCAGAAGCCCCTTAAACTTGCCGCTGGTTGCGGGTACTGGATTTGCACCAGTGATTTCGTGGGTATGAACCACGCGAGATAGTCTACTTCTCTAATCCGCAATAGTTGAGTGATTATTGCGAACTTGCCATCACTCACGGCGACACCTTTTATAGTGGGTCTGTATCCACTTCGGTTTACGCTTTAGGACGTATCCTAACTGCGCTTTTTGTTGAGGCTTACTAACCGAAAAAGCCCTATTGGTGGACAGAGAGGGTATCGCACCCACATCATCGAGATTTTCAGTCTGACGCTCCGACCTCGTAAGCTATCTGTCCATGCAGCGCGGCTGCCTCTGTGTTTCCCCACCGCGCAAATTAAGGCATACGCAAGGAGTTTAAACGTTGGGGGTATTTGATTTTTGTGGTCATGGTTTCCGAACCATGTGCGGCACAATTTCTACTGAAATTGCAAAAGAAAAACGCCTAAAACAAGTCGATTTCTCAACTCGAATCAGGCGTTCTAGACGCTCTCGGTATTTTATTTTTGGTTCCGCTTCATGTGGCTTTTAAGGCTATCTGCCAAGACAAGGAACGGCGAAATAATAATTGAAAAAACCGTGATTATCAAACAGGCCAATAAATATACAGCGCATATTGCCGCTATAAGTATGAATGGAGAAAGCAAAACCAAAAGGATTGCAAGTAGAAGATTCATTTAATTTCCTGCCTTTTCGTTAATCGTTCCGCACCGAGGACATTTTAGCTGATATCCGGCCCCCGTCTCTACCATCCCAAGAAACTTATTGCACGGGATATATTCTCCCGCTTTCTTGTCGTAGTAAGTCCCGGCGCAATGGATTTCAACTAACTTTCCGGTCTGCTGACGGTTCATTGTTTCCATCGGAACCCTCCTGCTTAACTGGCGTTTGTGTGTCCAGATTTTCTTTGCTCTGTTCCTTCGCAACTTCTCCCCAATATTCCTTACCTCTCTGCGCCATACCTTTCGGGTCGCTCGTTATGCCGATAAGAGAAATCCCATCTTCCGGTGAAAGTTGGCGTGTTTTCATGAAGTACATAAATGCCTGAGACATGCTGAGAAGGTTGTTTGTCCTGTTACGGACGAACTTAATCTCGATCTGCATCGGCTTTAAATCCATGACCTCATTGACCTTAAGAATCCTACATATCATGCGAAGCGTGGTTCTTTCTGCCTTTTTAAAGTTGCGCTCCTTTACGCGGGCAACGACTTCAAGGCTCTGGAAACCATCACGCAAGTAAACGGCATCCCCGGTATCACCAGTACCACCGCTTTTCTGCTTACGGTCAGGGATTCCGGTAATAGCGTAAACGTAATCAATCAGTGTTTGCGCAAGAATTGACATACTTTACATCGGCTTTTGCGCCGTCTGCATTCGGAAGCTCAATAGCAAGATTTTCTTTGAGCGCATCCAGATCAGAAACGCCAGAGCCACCCGCTTGTTTGTCTTCCTCTGCTGTTTTCAAATGGCATCCGATAAATACGAGAATGGAATTGACAAGCTGCTCTACCGAATTTACCCGGTCGGAATGGAGTTTGTTGATAGCGTCCAGAATGGTAAGAACCATTTCAAAGTCGCCCATGCGCCATTCATTGTTGAGATATTCAACAATTGGAACGTTGCCTAAAAAATGTGCTTTCTTTGAAACAAGGTCTTTGGGCTGAATGTGGGTTGTGTAGCCGCCTTTAACCGTGTATATGTACTGAAACTCCTTGTCGTACACCGTGAAGGTTGTACCGACTACAGAACCATCATCGTTTAGAAGTTCCGCATAGGTGAATCCCAGCATTGCGGGATGGTCTACCTTTGTGGAATAAATGACTTCCGTATATCGTGGGTCAAGTGTCGGAATCCCGAACGGGGCTTCATCATCTTCCCCGTCTTTCCCGGCATTAACCAGTCTGTGACCGTGGCCGCTGATGGAGCACCAGTTACCGACCGACATATCCTCGCAGGATTTGTTCTCGCTGTCCATAAAGTCGTTCAGCGTAGCAACGTTGTCAGAATCATCTTGCTTCTTAGCCGTAAACTGAATCGGTTCCCCAAGGAAATAGCCGTTCGCGTTACGGACAATCGAAAAGGCATTGTTGATGACAATCCGGT